AAAGCCGTTGTAGCTACGGGGCCTATAGTTACATATCCATTATTAGCCGCGTTTCTAATTTTTAAGTTTCCGTCTGATGTATCGACGTGCCATTGATATGCGTAATTAGTAGTTAAGGCACCGGATTTACTATTATTAGACGCTATCGCTTGTAAAACATTATTTAAGTCGGTTCTAACCGCACTTCCCGTTCCGTTATCAATTATAAAATCGTGTTCTGCCATTTTACGGAATGTTTTATTTTATTTTATCAGCCTTTACCAAAACCGACAGCTTGATATGTAAAATTTCTATCTATTGAAGCATTTGAACTGTTTTTAAATTCTACGGTGAAACCCGTCGATGATACATTGGTTACTAAAAAGTAATCTCCACTAACCATATTTTGTGCATTAATACCAACCGAAGGTAAATTACTATTTGCACCTAAAATAGAACTCGTTCCTACAAAAAACGGGTGTTGAAACGTAATATTTTTTTGACCCGCTCCGCTTGCGGTTAAGTTTCCTTGCTCGGTTCTTCTTTGTATAGATGCCGTATAACCTAATTGGGATACTTTTATATCTTGGGCGGTATCATCGCTTGTAAGTTTTGCCCTAAATTGGAATCCTCTTCCTTTATAAGTACCGTTGGCAAAAGTTTGGAAATCTGTATAAGTAGGCGAACCAGAAGATGGATCATCTTGCGTTACACGGACCAACATTTCGGCGTTGACTTCCGTAGCGGTAGCACCGTCAAAGTCAGTAATATCATCTATTAAACCTCTAGAATCAAACAAATCTGAGGGATAAAAAGCTTCTGTTAAAAAATGACGTTTTAAATCTAAACTAAATACTCCGCCTAAATCTAAAGTATCGCCACCGGCAGTTCCTCCAAAATCATAGGTTCCTAAAGGTAATATACCGCCAAAATCATCTAAAGAACCTACAGCATCAAAATCAGTTATATCGTCAAAATTACCACCACCGACTAGATTTAAAGTATTAGTCGTTGCGTCAAATGCCACATTATTTTTGGTTCCTTGAAATTTAGGGCTATCTAAATCTTCGCGTCTAGTTTGAGCTATTAAAGGTGCAAGGTTATCCGGTAAATCTATAATTACACTCGTTTCTCCGGCACTAAACCTTCCGCCATCATCCCGAAATTTTAAAATATATTCGCCTTCTAGATAGGGTACTTCCGCCGTAGTAGTATTACCGGCTAAAGCTTCTATAAGATCGGTACTATTAGAAAAAGTGCCGTTTCCATTTGTAAGTGGAGAATGCCTTACATACACTCGACCACCGTGCGTCACATCCAGATCGGTTGCTAAATTCCAACGTAGTCTTACTAATTTTTCATTTATAGGTTCCGCCGACAAGCCCGTAACGTTACTAGGAACCGCAGTTTTTCCTACGGCGTTAAAAGTTAAATTAGTAGAAGTAGCCGATAATTCTAAAGCCGTATTAAAACTAAAAACTTCTATTTCATAAGTACCTATAGAAGTATTAAATATTTCAAAGTCCGGACTAGATACGGTATTAGAAACAAAATTACCATTATTAAATCTATAGTTAACTTGATATTGTGTTACGCCAGAGATAGGTTGCCAACTAATTATTAATTTACTTACAGCTTGATTGTTAATAACAACTAATTTTTCTTCCGCTTGTAAAGCATTAGGGGGTTCTTTTAATTCATTTAATATACTTACGGTCCTAATAGGTAAAGAGGCCCCGTCTTCAATAAAAGCGTATTTCTCATTAACGTAAGATAAAGCCGTTATAGCATAATTTATTCCGTCAACTTCTTCGACCGTTATGACCCTATAAAGTTGGGATTCAACGGTATCATTTGAAATAATCCAATTAGCGTTAACGTTAGGAGTTTGGGAAAAAGCAGATGCAACTGTAATCGTCGCACCGCTAACAGAACTAATATTTTTACTTTCTATAGTACCGTCGGGCATAATTACACTTAAAACTGGATTATTAGCCGTAGGTAAGTCTGTATTGGCTGAATTATCTACTGTAATAACCGTCGTTGAAGTTACAGAAGCAATCTTACCTCCGCGTCTTAAACCACTTCTAACAGGGTCAGCAATAGCTATAACGGCACTCGGTCTTACTACTACGCCGCTATCAATAGAGGTAGAAAAAGAAACAATTTCGGATTCATTTTGCTCGGCAAATAATATCGCTTTACCTAAACGGGCCGCTTGACCCCTAGACGTACACGCAAAAGCTTTTACTTGTTTTATTATCGAACCAAATTTAGCTATAGCGTTAGCATCTTCGACAACTTCAAAATCTATTTCTTGTGTGTCCATATTGAAATATGAAACCGAAACTACACTATGTCGTTGCTTCAAACTACTACCGCTATAGTTAAACCCCTCGCTTGTCACATTACTGAGGTTAAATAAATAACTTGCCGATGCAGGGCTATCTTGTTTAAGGCTTATACTTCCGGCGGTCCAAATAGGCATACATCTCATTACGCCGGATAGTTCATTTATAAGGTCAAAGGCCTCGCCCGAACCCTGAATATTCACGTTGCATGAGAACCTCGCCTCTTGTCCTCCAAAACCATCGCTGACTAAAGTATTAGCAAACTTACTAGCCGTTACAAATGAAAATAAATCTAAATTACTATCGCTTATATGGTCGCCAAAACCATAACGACTATTAGTCAGAAGGTCTAATAAAATCATAGCGGGGCAAGATGTCCAAACCGCCGCTCCCATAGTTCCGTTAAAAATATAACCTTCGGGATAAACTATTCTTCCGGTTGTTGCGTCAACTGTCGGAGTTCCAGAACTATTTGCTCCCGCCGCCGGAATACGGACCTTAATACCTCTAACTCTAAATTTACGGCGTGGAATAGACCCAAACTGCATAGAATCTAATCTAATAGCCGCATACGCACTATTAGCGTAGGTATTGGAGTCGTCTATTATTTCGGCGATACTTGTCCACTGAAAAGCATTTATTAAAGACGCGTTTGTACTGTCGGGGGTAATTCTAGAAACTCTTATATCTACCGGAAAAGCACCTGTTAAATTAACGCGATAATCTCTTTGATAAGCGTCGGCGGTTCGGCCCGTTACCGTATCGGTTATAACGTCGGTAAAACCTCCAGAATTATATTGAACAGATATTTTAAATTGAACACTAGAACCTAATAAATCTCCTTTATCGGTAGCCTCTTGAATTTGCGGAAAAGTTATAGTTATTTTAGCCGCGTCGACATTACTATTAGTAATTTGCCTAGTTACCGGAGCCGAAACCGTTACGGTAGTGCCTACGCCTGTTACTGAGGAGCTACTTTCTATACCGGCTATTTTAGTTTGATTACTTGTACCAAAACGGGGCGTAAAATCAACGTCTTTAAAATTAAAATCTACATCGGTGGGACTTGCAGAATTTGCGTTTGATCTTAAAACGGGCGTGTCGTTAAGAAAAACATCTTTGAGAGCGGCGTTATTATAAGCCGTAGTCCCTTTAGTTAAACCCTCTTTAGATGCAGATGCAAAACCTTCGATTTCGCCTTCACTTATCAAATCTAAGAAAGTCGCAAACTGCCTACTATGTAGAGTATCGGGAGTTCTAGTGGGTTGGGGTGGTGGTGGCGGAGATCCTCCTCCGGAACCTCTAATAATTTTTTTTGTCATGCTCTTACCTGTTCAGTATCTACGGCTCCACTTATCACAACCGAGCCGGTGAAGATTTCTCCATAAACTAAAGGAACCGGAGTTCCCGCCCTCGTAGTTTGTTGAGTTCCACTAAAATTAAACGATATTCTAGGGTCTTGCTCGCTATTAAAGTCTGGTAATTTTGGAACGGGAAATAACATATCACTTACACCGGATAATAAAAGTCCGGCACCTATACCAAAAGCGGCTTTAGCTCCCAAACCGGCGGCCGCAAATCCAAAACCTTTTGCACCAAAAGCTAAAGGACTAGCAAAAACACCCCCGACACCAAAAGATAAAGCTATTAATGCACCGCCTAATAATATTTTTCCTAAATTACCTCCGGCACCTTGTATTACAGGTACAAAATGTATATCCTCTTGACCTATAGGGTGGTGTATTTCGGTTTCGTCTATCGAATAATTACCAACTTTTACTTGATAATATTTAGGGTTCATATATTCTTCTATTCCGGCAAAATTATTTATTAAAAAACTAACGGCTTGACTTAAAGTTTCTACTTTTACTTCAAACTCTTTATGACCAACGAAATTGGCTAACTCTCCGTAAAGTTTTATTTTACGCAACATAACGTAACCTCTTGCCGGTACATTTGAGAAGCCACTCTGAGTAAGGCTCTATACAACTTAGTCTATCGGTTAAATGGTGTAAAACATCTCCATCTAAAAAAATTGCCACATGATTTAAACCCGAAGTCAAAATAGACATAAATAAAAGGTCGCCGTATTTTAGTTTTTCGTCGGGCCTTAACTCCCTAAAACCGGTCCTCCAAGCACACCTTTCAAACATAGGGTCTTTATTAAAATCTTCTAAAGTAGTAGGTCTTTCCCAATCTTTTAAATTTATATTTAATTCTTCTTTATAGAAATCCCGAACTAGCGTGTAGCAATCGTTAACCGCCCACGCCCACTCTCTACCTATTAGGGGAGCTTTATATCCGGTAGGTTCTAAACTACCCCAAGTTTCTGTTTTAGGATTAACTATATGCCATTTTAAACCACTTTGTTCGCAAGCTACTTTATCGCTTTGACTAGGAACCGGCGGTGTTACGGGGTGGCTATGAACTATTGCAATAATATCGCCTAAATTATCTCCTTTTACATAATCTTCGGGGTCTAAAATAAAACATTGATGAGCGGTTTGACTTAAATTACCGCAAGGAAAATACTTTTCTTTGCCCCTAATATTCAATAAAAGGCCACAAGATTCTTTAGGGTCTTGGTCTTTCGCATGAGCCAATGCTTCTTCTTTCCAAGTCATGCTATAAACGTTCCAATCGAAGGAAAATCGGCTCTTGTACATTGTCTTTTTGGAGCTCTAATACCGGCAAGATCAAAAACGGCGGCAAGTTCGAAAGTAACTATCTCTCTATTTTCACTAGCTTTTCTATCTATTTTATAAACTTCGCGTGGAAACTCTGCGGTAGGGTCCGGCGTTCCTAAATTATTTATTTGTTGGGTAGCTGTATTAGTAGTAGTTAGCGTAGTGGTATTAGGATTATTAATAGTAATAGTATTACCCATAGCGTTTCCGTGAACGGTGCAATAATATCTCAAATCACTGGGAGCAGTAGGGTAAGCCGGTTGATAAGTAACGGTAGCTCCGGCACTTCCGGCAGTACCGGCGTTAGTAGTAGTTTGTTGACCGCCGGCATCTGATTTAATTCTTAAAGGGTGGCCACTATTAGAATTATCCTCTTGGTTAAATATATAAGTAGACCCACGTTTCATGGTTATAACTGGATTATTAACACCGTTTAAAAGAAATATATTAATACCGCCGACATTTGCAACCGTTACCGTATAAGTTACCGTTTCCGCGTCTGCGGGGTCGGCTATAGTAGAAGTCGAAGTAGTTGAAGTGGTAGTTATCGGAAAATTTATATTATCAAGGTAGCGGGCAAGGGTTCTTATTCTCGTAACGGTCGCTCCGGTCAAATCATTACCTACCGTAACGGCGTTAACGTTTAATAAAATAGCGGTTATAGTTCCTAAAGCATTTGATACCGTAAGAGTTGGGCGTGGTAGTTGTCCTTTTTGATACGCAAAACCTTCGGCTTTTATAGGAAGTTTTATATAAGTATTTCCCGCCCAGACGACATCGCCGTTATCATTTAAACTCGTGCAGTTATGAAACCTATAAGTTTGAGCAGAGCCGTGTAAGGCTAAAGTAGTTTCTAAGGTAAAAAGTTCTATTATCGAAGAGGGATTAATTTTTTGTAAATCGCTAATAATAGGGCCAGTACTCATGGCTCAAAAACCTCCCGAAAAGTAGCAGTAATAGTGGCACGATCTTTTGTATAGATATTTTTAGTCCATTTATCACAAACAAATTTCATAGAACTTGATTCTTCCGGCGGGGTAAAATCGAAACTTGCTTGGTCGTTCGCACGAGCGTCTAAAAAAGTTTCAATAGTGTCTGCATCTGTTTCGCTAACGTTAAAAGTTAAATTAAATATTTTTGGATTCTGGTTTTGTGTTAATCCAAACATGATTCGATGCTCATAACCGTCGGCAAACCTAACGGTCCTAGTTACCGGTGCATTATTTTTTCTAGTTCCGTAAGTCGGTTGTATAGATGGAAAAGTAGCCATTATGCAAGTAAACCTCCGGCACGTTTTTGTTGAACTATTTCAGATTGTACTGCCGCCGCTATAAGGCGACCTAATTGACGACCTTCTTCTTCATCTCCTTCAACATTACTTCCGGTAGCATCTACGCTGACGTTTACTGTTACGGCACCTCCGCCTCCTAGTTTATTATTAGGAATAACGGTTCCCGCTACCGACGGAACGAAAAGTTCGGGACCTCTTTCGCCAACTAAAGCGGCTCGACCAACCGTAGGCCGACCACCGGTAGCAAAAGTGGGTAAATTTTTGAATATTCCACTAGCACCACCAAAAGCCGAAAATAAAAATGTATTTATACCGAGTCTTAAAAATTGTCTAGCTATATCGTTTAATAAAGCTTTAGCACTTTCGGCTAACGATTTTGTTTGCATAACTGCATCTACTAAAGCATCTGAAACTCCCGTAGCGATAGAATTTCCAATATCTTCGAAAATTTTATCTAAATTTTTTGCGGCTTCCGCGTTTGCTTTTATTTGATCTTCCTGTTTTTTTAGCTCATGATTTTGTTTTGCTAAACTAACTAATCTTGCTTCTTCTTCCCCACTAAATTGTTTTCTTATTTCGGCTATTTGTGTTTCTAAATCAAAAGCTTTTTTCTCCTCTTCGGTTTTTAGTTGTGATCTTATAACACTATTAGTTAGTTGTTTGTTTTGTTCTTTTAAAGTATCTAATTGAATATTAAATTCATTAGTTAGTTGTCTCGCTTCTGCGGCTTCTAAAGCTGTTTGTAATTTAGTTACCTCTTCATTTGCTTTCTCTAAATCTCTAGCTAATCTTAACTTTGTTGATTTAGCTGATCTTCCACCGCCTTCAACTTCATTAATAGCAGTCTTTAGTTCGTTAACTTTATCTTTAGTAGCTTTTAGTTGGGCATCAATATCCGCTACGGACCCAGATTCTAATAAAGTATTAAAGGTTTGCATTTGATTATTAGCTTTTAAGAAGGCCGTAGCTAAAAATCCTAAACCGACTACTAATAAACCTATACCGGTGGAAGCTAAAGCAATTTTTAAAGCGTGAGCCGCTATAGCCGCCGACGATAAACCACCCGCCGCTATAAAGCTAGAAGCCGCGACTCCTTTTAAACCGGTGCTCGCTAAAAAAGAGTTTGCCGCCGCTATTTGAAAAGAGGCCGCTAAACTAACAAGTTTTCCCGTAACTAACGGAACAACGACAGTTAAAGCTTTTACGGCCAGAGCGGTTCCTGTAAAAATAGCCGTTACTTGCCCTGCCTCAGTATTTAAGAAATCGCTTAAGGTTTTTATCAAAGCCGTAAGTGCTTTAGTTGCTCCTAATACAGCCGGACTTAACATATTACCAATAGTTATACTTAAAGCTTCGCCCGCGTTGCTTAAATTTTTAAATACTTGCGTCGGGTCTGCTTCCAAAATAGCTTTTAAATCGGCTTGCCCTTCCTCCGATAATTTACTTAAAGCTCTAATAACAACGTCGCTAGTAAGCTTTCCTTCCGCCGCTAACTTTTTAAGCTCGCCGGTAGATACGCCTAATTCTTCCGATAACGGTTTTAATATTAAGGGAACTTGTTCCGATACGCTTCTAAATTCATCTCCGGCTAATCTTCCGGAACCTAAAGCTTGAGCTAATTGCCTAAAAGCGGCGGTAGCTTCCATAGTAGATGCACCACCTAATTTAGCGGCAGTATTAAAGCCTATAAATGTTTGTCTTATATCTTCTAAACTAACGCCTAAAGGAGCTAATCTAGCGGTTATATTAGTTACTCCTTCTAAAGCTTCGGTCGCACTCATTCCAAAAAGTTTTTGTCCTTCGGTAGCTATAGCTTGAGCTTCGGCAAACTGACCCGTAGCTTTTGTTAAAAGACTTAAACGTAAATTTAATTTATTAAAATTAGCAGACGCATTTATAGCTTGTTTTGCTAAAAGAGTAAAACCCACGCCCGCAAAAGCTGTTTTTAAACCGCCTACCGCTTTACTTAAACTATTTGATTGATTTTGTACACCCTTTAACGCTCTAGTCGCCTGACTCGTATCAACTCTTAGGGTAACTATACTTTCGGCCACTAATTAAAATAATTATTAATTATATATTACCGGTTTTTTGCTCTTTGCAGTATATGTTTTTCTTTTTCGTGTTTGTTTTCGTAATAAGCCGCCCAATAAATAAATTCTTCTTCGGTTAGATTTTTCCGAAGTTCTTCTACGGTCTTACCTAGTTCAGTTGCGAGGAAAAACTCAAAGTTAAGCCAGTTATTCCTCCTTATACTTTTTTTGCTGTATCTAAGTCTAATTTAACTTCAAATAAAAAAAGCTCAACATCATTTAAAACTTTCTCGGGCAAAAGTCTTTGTAAATCAGGAGCGTCGGCCATAGCAAAAAATTTGCTTCCATCTTCTTTTTCAGCCATTTGGCAAAGAAGTTGAGTCGATACTATAAGAGCGTCATCGGTTCCGGCCGCTTTTTGTGCTTTTTGTCTATCAAATCTAGTTAAAGGCGGAAAATATAATTCTATTTTTTGCCCGTTAGGTAGGTCTAATTCATACTTACGTCTCGTAGACATTACGTCGCCGTAGGCTTCAGTAAGTAGGTCTATGCCTCTTTTAGTCATAAATTATTTTTTTAATTACCCTAATCTACTATATAGCTGAAGTTATGGCACCTGATGTTATAAACGAAACATTGATTAATTGAGTCTCTCCTAAAGTCGCACCGTATTCAGCACTTGTAATAATACCCGCAAAACTTATTTTCTTAGCAGAGGTATTTGAGTCTGGAAACAACTCAAAAAGAGCATCGGCAGGGTCTCCGGTAGTTAAGACATCATCTATAAAAGTTGTATAGCCCGCACCAGTTTCCGAAGGATTATATAAAAGTTCTACCGAACCCTCTCCTGAAATAAGTCCGCCTATGAAAGTTTTAGATGTGTCTCCTTGTTTAGTCGTTTCATGTGTATCTTTATTTATAGTTAAAGACCATGATCTAGTTTGTCCTACGTCGGCTTCTGTGCCGCCCGCGTTTTCAAACATCACTTTTCCGACGTCACCTCTAATAGCACTCATAACGATTTAAGTAGTTTATAATTTATACTTTATCCTTTTTTGGATATTTTTGCATCTTTTTTTGCAATTTTTTGTTTTTGAAGGTAACTTTTACAACGACCATCCCAGTAAGCAGGGTCACGAGTTCCTTTTACAACTTCTATTACGTCAAGCATTTCTTCAGTAATTTCTAATTTAGGCATAATTAAAGTGATTCAAATGTTTCAAAAGTTATTCGAAGTTGAGTAACAAATTTACCTTCGGGTGCGGCCGTAAGTATTTCTGGCCCGACCGCCGCATCAAAAATAACATCAGAAACTGTAATTCTATTGTAAAGGTCCCTTAAACGTTTGCAAATAGTAAAATTTGCTCCGGAACCTATACCGTCTTCCGTAAATATATTTAAAACGAGTAAACCTACGATAGAATTATTGCCGTCGGTTTGATTGCCTTGCGAAATTAAAGAACCGCTTCCAAAACTTATTTCGCATTGAACAAAACTATCTTGGCTTTTAGAATCAAAAGGCATATTAGAAAATACTACGGGAATAGCCGGACTACTTGCTAACTCTGTAGCTAACCTACCTTCTATAGTTGCTCTTACCGTATTTAAATCTGTAGCGGCCATTTAACTCTCCCTAATTATTTTTTTAAGTTGTTGCGGTATATATTGTTGAGTAAGTTGTTTTGCTTGTAGTTCCGGAAAACCTTTTATAGTTCCGCGCCTTGTTCTATATTTACCTTTCCAACTAGGGGGTAAATTAGTCCCGTAAATAACCGGCTCGGCATAAACTACGGGGTTTATAATAGTGCCTTTAAATTTTTGTATATCGGTTTGCCAACCTCTAAATAAATTACCGGTATCTTGCGGGGTTGCTTTTTTAGCTCTTCTAGTCCAATCCAAAGTAACTTTAGCTACAAGCTTTTGTACCGCTTCGCTCATTACATCATCTATTTGGTCTAACCTTATTTGTCTAGCCATTAGGACCTCAAAAATAAATCAAAATAAACAGCGGTATTTTCTTGCTCTTCGGTTACTACTCTTACTATTTGATATACGACGGAACTAATTACAACTTTATCTTTAGGGGTTGGCGTAAAAGTTAAATCTTTAGCGGCTACGGTTACTTTTTTATCTTCCGCTTGGATTAAATCATTTACCTCGTTATTATTTACGTTTTGGACTAAACCTTTAATAGTAACGTCGGTATTACTTTCACTAACAGTGCCGGTAGAAGTATCGTATGCCCCGTTTGTTATTTGCCGTATAGTAACGTCGCCGGTAAGTTTGTTAACTACCTTCGAAGTTACTTTTCTTAGTCCCGAAGTAAGACCCATTAGACTAAATATGCGATTACAGTTCCGCTATCTAATTTAACGCTAGTAATAACTCCTTCTATAGCGGTATTACTTTTAAACTGTAAGTCGGTAAGATCGCCCGATATATTTTCCGCTACTAAAGTATTAATAACAGAATCTTGCAAAGCTTTAATACATCCAAAACGACCCGTATGGGCGGCTGTATCATTAATAATCTTTGCGGCGGGATAGTAGCTCATAATTAACTCCTTTTAATAGCTATGTTACTTGGACCGCTAATTCTTAAACCGGTAAAATACCTTTCGAATAACGGCGGCACTCTATCAGCACCAACCGCACCATAAAAATTAGGCTCTACGTCTAGATTACCAAGTTTTACTTTTTTGTAATCCTCTAGACCTGATAATCCTAACCCATCTCTATTGTTGTTTAAATAAACCGCTAATATAACTTGAGCTTTTTTAACTTGTTCCGGTATCTCATCTTCCGCAAAATAATCTGTAGAAATACGAAAAGGAAAACCGACCGAGTAAGTATTGATATAAGTATCGGGTTTTCTTACCCCTTGACGAGGCCATTGTAAAGCTTGCGTATTTGTAACCCTTGCACCGATAAATCTTTCACGGTCGATTCTTATCGTTGCGGTATATAACGCTCTGTTTTTATTATCCGTATTCGACCCGTCCCAAGCCGAAACATCATCATCTAATATAAGACCTTCGACAATAGCGTTGGCTTCAGATAACGTAACGTAACTATTTGCTGACGCGTTGCCTACCGTCGCGTTTATCGAGATTGCCATTTTTTACTTTAGGTTTAGTTTTTACTTTTTTTAAAAGAGGTTTAGAAGCCACCTTTTTGGTAGCTTCTTGTTCCCTCATACGCCTAAAGGCGAACATACCCATTAACTTGATGAAGCTTTAGATACAACAAAGTTAATTACGATAGCTTCGGATAAAGCTCCACCAGATACGTTTGAAATGGAAACCTTAAAAGAACCCGCCGCTACAGCACTAACCGTAGCTAAGTAAGCTCCCGCAGTTCCGCCTGATGCAATAGCAATTTGTGGAACGTCGGTCGCGGTTACTTTATCGTTATTAACTTGGAAAGTAACTTCCGCCGCGTCAGCTAAAGCCGCGTTATTAGTAGTAATAACTCCGGACTCTGTGTTTAGAGTGACAGCCGTAGATTTGTTTGTAGCTTGAGTTACGGACCCACCGTTAGTAGGACCAATAAGCTTACCGGCTGTAGCTTCGAAAATAGATGGCATAATAAATTACCTCTAATCTTGTGTGGAAACGTTAGTCGCCCTAACGATACCGATGTTCTTTGTCTCGTAAACTTTCGACCAGTTAGCTACGGTTCCTAATTGCGCTCTAGTGGGGTTAACTGTTGTTACAGCCCATTTAGAACCTACGGGGTGATAACAATAATGAAGGTCAACCGCCATAGCGTCTGATTTAGCCAGAATATCTCTGTCTGTTTCAGTAGTTAGGCCGGCTTGTTCTCCACTTGCAACTGCACCTTGCGTAAAGAAATAAGTGCTGTACTCCGTAGAAGCTCCACTACCTGTAGTAGAAACGTCGTCGGAAACAATAACTCTTAGTCCGCAGTAAGTAGGTACAGTACCGTCGCCACCGTATGCCGGTGCGATAGTTCCACCACTTGCTGTAGCTGAACCGCCGTTGCCGTCGGAAGCTAAAACATAATCAACCATTTTACGCTCAACCAAGTCGTAATATACTTTGCTATGCATACAAACGGCTGTAAGCTTATCACCTTGATCGCCTAAAATAGAACGTGCTTTAGCAACGTGTTTAGGACTTAAACCAGTAGGTGTATCTCCTGATTCGGAGTCAATAGTTAGGCCAAAGAAAGCTGAGTTACTATCGTTAGCGTTAATAGAGCCAAATACTCCATCAAGGCAAGCAAGTAAATCTTTTTGTCTCTGGTTAGCTATATAAGCACCAATTTTTTGACCGATAGCGGCCATAGGATCGGCACCCGATGCTAAAGCGGCTAAGTCACGAGATTCGAAAGCTCTACCACGATGTAAAATAACGCCAACTTGTTTGTCGGTAGAAATTTTACTAGGTGTTAAAGAACTAGAATCAGATAAAACCTCAAAGTCTCCGGTTAAGTTCGCAGAGAAAAAAGGCACGTTAACGAAATCACCACCCTCAGTAGCATTCAACTCGGCCATAGGAGCGACCACACCACTAGCAAGGAACGAATCTCTTTGTGTTGTTTGCTCTATGACATACGGAGTGAAAATTTCTGGAATGATTAAATCGCTCCTCAAAACTCCCATGTTTTTAAGAAATAAATTTACGGTGTGGGCGTAACCCTATCTGGCTCGGCGTAGCTTTACCATTTGATATATATACTAGCGTGATTTCGCAACATCTCTCAACTTTTGCCAAAGTTCTTTATCCTTTAGGTAAATTTGGCGTTGTTCAACTAAGCTTTCGGTTTCTTTTAGAAATGGTTTTAGCATCTCTTCGCTGAAATTATCATTAGTGGGTCTAGCTACGGGTGCACCGCCACCGCTAATAGTTTTATTTTTAAGTAAATAAGGTTTTTCTTTTTCTAATTTATTTTTTACAAACTCTTGAACCGGCAACTGTTCATAACCGTCAACTACTACCGGCACCCCGTCTTTTATTTGTATTTTTTCTTTAGGGACTAAATTATTTAAAACAAGTTCAGGGTCATGTGTTATTTCTGTCAAAGCTTGTAAAGCGGGCGTTATAAGTTCTAATTCTTTATTTCTAGCCTCTAAAAGTTCTATACGTTTTTTATCTTCGGCGGACCGATCTCGATATTGCTGTTCTAAAGCCTGTTTTGATTCTTCATATTTACCGGCTTTTTCTAAATCTTCTTGCTCCCTTTTTTGTTTAAACGCTAACAGACTTTCGTAGTCATCGGGAACCGTTTTTTCCTCTTTTTGGTTTTTTAATTTACCTATAAGCTCGTAATTTTTAGCCTCTAATTTTTTAACGGATTCTTTAAGAAGTTCGATCTCGTTGTTATTAGTTGGGGGCGTAGCCACCTCTTTGTTTTCTTCAGACATAAAAAAGTCGTAAACTAATTTAATTAAATACTAACTCCACTTTACACGATTGGCCCAATATGCCGCACTCGTTTTTCCTTTTGCAATATTTTTAGCGTGTCTAGCTTTAAAAGATTTACGTTTTGCTTTATCGGCATCGGACTCTCCTTTACGCGGCGGTTTTGTTTTTGCCCCTTGCATACCGAATCTAATTAATTTAAAACCGTCTCCCTGCTTTATTACTACCGCGTGTGACTTACCGCTCGGATGATTAGGGGTTCTTATAGGTTTATCGACTCCCTCAAAAGTATGCCCACCCCTTTTTATACTCATTTTCTATACCTTTTATAGATAGCCATATCTACGGTTCTTGCTTTATCGCCACGCATATAACTATTAACCCGACCCATAGCCCACGCCGCCATACTTACATTTCTAGAGCCACCGCCTAAATAGGCACCTTGACCTTTTCTATATACGGCCGCTAACTCGCCATACTTAAATTTAGTGCCTTCGGCCTTTTTTTTAAGTGCTTTTACGACGCTTGCGTTTAGTGGTTTTGCTTTTGGTCTTGTTGACATTTTGTTCAACCCTTGATTTTTGTACGGCTTTTATATCTATAAATAAACCTTTTTTATAAAGTTCGGCGGTTTTTTTTATTTCCGCCGCTTTAGCGGCCCTATTTTTTGAGCCACTTAGATATTTTTTAGGGACACCGGTTTTTTTATCCCTTGCTACTCTTCTTAGTTTTCGGCTCATCTTTTTTTACTTTAGGTTTTTGCTTGCCTTTTGAGAGCTTTTCAAATAACTTTGAGGCCATTACTTTTTACCACCTTTTTTTATTTTCTTTTTTTTCTTAGTCGTACCCATTTTTCCATAGTGTGAAGGCATAATTTAAAAAGCAACTAAGTTTAGTTTATCCGACTTTTGGATATTTTTCTATTAATTCTCTTAAACTTAGCTCGGTTCCGTCTTCACTTATTATCTTACGCAAGGCATTACGAGGACTTTCTTTTTTAGTATTTATTAAATAATTAAAAAACTTTTTTTTATTACCTAAAGCTTTAGTTTGCATATCGGGGTTATCTTTTAGCCAGTTAGGATAACTAACATCTTGCGGCACCCTCCCTACCTCGCTTGGTCTAGTATCGGGAAACCTACGGCGTAAATCTTCATCATCTATTACCGGTACGGTACTCGAACGGCAATTAAAATGTTGCGGCGGCATAGGTCCTTTACCGTATTCGAAATGCTTACCGTCTAAACTTCCACATAAGGCGGTAGTCCTAGCATCTAATATCGCGACGTATTCGTATTTTTTAGTGACATCTTGGTTGGCCATATAAACAGCTTGGCTTGCCATATTTTGTACTTGGTTTACAGAAGTTCTTACGATAGTCCTTACTTGGTTATTAGCTAACCTTATTCCGGTTCCGCCCGCTAAAGCTTGAGCTTTTGCCGTCATTTCTTGGTTTTTACCAAACTGTAAACGACCCCTTAAACGTTTAGCAATTTGTGGTATAGATTCGCCTTCGGTAATACCGACTCTAATCTCCCTTGATATAAACTCGGCTTGTGAAGCGGCTATACCTCGAAAAGCTTTTTCTACTACCTCGCCGTTAGGTAAAGTTATCGCCGAACCTTTAGCGGCAGTTAAATTAAAAGTACGTCTTACTTGACTTTCTAAAGTAGGTAAAGTTAAAACATTTATTTCGGTAGGGTCCGTATAAACAATACTGCGGGCAAAGTCGCCGGATATTTGTACGCTATTTACGTTTGCGGCACCTACCGGTAAAGCTTTTTGTAATTCATTTCGAATAAAATCGCTTTGAAATAAAGAAAGGCTTTGAAGTTGGTCTGCTACATAAGCAGTATTTTCTACCGACCAACCCTCTAAACTTTCTTTCATTTGCAAAAGCATACTTCTTATTCGAGCTACGGTAGCCGGCGAAGTTACCTCGTCTATAGTCGCTAATTTAAAAGTAAGGTCTAAAATTATATCGTTGTAATTCGTTACAATACGGCGTGCTATCCGGTTGCTATATCTATTTAAGTCAATAGCCTCTCTATAAAAACTTTCCGGAATAGACATTTCTTAAGCCGCGTCATCTTCTTCGGTAGGCTCGTCGGGTTCGGCTTGCGGCGTAGGTCTAGCCATTTCTACTAAACCCCCACTTTGAGTAGCCTCGACTTCTTCCTCTACGTCAAATTCATCGCCTAATACTTCCCCTTCGGTAAGTTGGTCTAATAATGTCTTTTGCGTAATTGAACCCGAAGTGTATAGCTGTAAGTAAGCTTGTATTTCTTGAGGCTCTAAACGTTGCGATAAGAAGTCTCTATTAACAAAACAAGTACCGGCTTCGGAGTTTAAATATTGACCGTGAAACTTAAGGCAGTTATCAATCATATCTTGTACTTGTTGAGCTACGACCATCATCGTCGAATCGCCTTGCGAACGGTCTATACGTTTTGCCTCCGCCGTTTCTGCCGAAAGTTTTTGTCCTAATACCGCCGCTAAACCTAATTCATTTATTTGGCCCTCTAATTTTTCTAGCCTTTTAAACTGAGCCTCATAACTTTTGCCATCGGGTTCAATATATTCCGCTCTACCTTCGGGAGGAAAAGCTATCGCCTCGCCTACGCCCGCCGAAACTTCCTCCGCGTTTTGAGGAAAGCCATAAAAAGCCAACATAGGAACGGCACTTATATGTAGTTGATTATCAAGATCGCTTTGTATTTGATAAGCTTTTAAATTAAGTTCAGCTATATCAGACATAGGCGGTCTACTTTCTAATAAATTAAGACGGTTACTATAAGCAACGGAAAAAGGTATGCGGCCTAAAGACATACGACCTTCATCATGTTTTACATACACCCCTTTACTATTTTTACGGTGTATTTCAAAACTATCGGGGGTAAGTAACCTTACTTGCTCTACTATTTTTTC